AATGAATCCCCAATCTTTGCACCACTCTTTGCGAACGAATCATCATATTGTCTATTGATAGACCCAATGAAACCACATTTTTGATGCAAAACTCGAAGAGCTTCATTGGTGATTACGTCACTATTTAAAATAGTATTTGCCATTTAAATTTACCTTTTATTTAATTCCTTATTCCGCTGCTTAATGAAATCTTCTGTTGACATTTTAGATAAATCTTTATCAGAAAATGCACCAGATACAACATTTTTCACCGGATCAGGAGCGTTAGAAATTGTCTTGGGCTTAATTTTCTCAAGCCGAGACTCCAGTTTAGCTATCCTATGCGCCGCTTGAATCGGCGACATATTGGCGATAATTTCAGCCTCATCCAAATTGGTAGCAAGCTCATAAGCTAGAGCTGTGCTTTTTTCGGAAGATTGAATCAGTGACACAATTTCAGGAGTAAACTGTTTTGTTATCGTAATAAAAGCAGGATTTGCCATTGCTTCATCAAAGCCTTCAAAATTAGTTTTTTCAACCGCTACCCTTTTTAAGAAGGTCTCGGCTGATTTTGCTAACTCATTCTGTAGTTGAATTTGCCTGGCTTGCTCAGTTTCACGCTGCCGCTTAACTGCTAGATCATGCTCTGATTTACTCGTGTAAAAAGCATCTAATGCCTTTTCATAAGATTCATCAGAATCAAAATCCTTCAGTTTCGGCTTAACAGGTTCCTTGGGTTGTGTTCTTAATTCTAGCTCTTGGAGTCGTTTTTCTAACTCCTCGGCTTTATTTTTGTACTGATATTTCTCGCTGGTTAGCTCATTAATGCGTTTTTGAACTCCACTGCCTTTTTTCTTCTCCTTTTCTTCTGGAGTTTCGGCGGGGTCGGCGGCTGCATTGGCCGGAGTGTCGGTAATACCGGATTCAATCTCTTTCGATTCGTCAGTAGTTGATGATTCTACTTTTACATCATTGTCAAGCTGTTCAGCTAGTGGTTCTGTCATTTGTTGCCTCATTTTGAGTGGTTGGCGCTAATTTAGTTAGCGAATCTAATAATGCTTTTGCTTTTTCTAACTGTATCCCTTCGATTGTTTCAACTGATTTTGCCTTGTTCAATTGTGTCTTGGATTGTCTTTCCTCAATTTGAGAAATTAAATCCTGAACCTGTATTTGCATAGCTTGCTGTTGTTGCTGAGCTTGTGCTTGCGCTTGTTGTTGCTGTTGCTGTAACTTTTCTGGATCAGTTTCTTCAACTAAACCTGGTGGTAAAACCTTTTTAAATCTCGCTTCCAGTTCTGCGGAATAGGGTATATCCATATTCTTAGCGATAATATCCCCAGCCAGTTGGAATACTCTTGGATCAGACTGACCCCACTGAAACAGCATATCAATAGCCATTTCTCTCTGTGATCGATAAGAAGGTCCGATTGAATACCTCACGTCATACTTCCCACGGGTTAAGTCATGCTCTAATTTCTTTCCTTGTGGCGACATAAATGGCTTATTAACTGTGACGGTTTCCTCAGAACCATCATCACCTAAAATCCTTAATGTTCTCATCGTGTCGTAATAGTGAGGTAACATATCAACTATAACCCGCGCAGTGTGTTCGATTGATTGAGCAAGGTTATATAAATAAATACTATTTGTGATACTTCCGCTATTGCGTTCGATATCTTTTGCCTTACCAGAAATAGCATTAGATTCCTGACCGAACGATGCCTCGTGAACACCCATAGCAGATTTAATATCTGCCTCTGCCATCTGAGCATGATTTATAAAACCACTTGAAGAGACCGGCGGTTGTGATCTTTCCGGTTTTTGACCAGGGGCATCTTTATCTACTTCATACGGGAGCATCGACGGTAGCTCTGTCGCCGACTTGTTCCATAAATCAGCAAACTTAGCAAACATCTTGAACGTACCGATGAATGGAGCCGTTGGCTGCAACGCAACCGCCTCAACCCCTGACGAACTTAAATAATTATATTGTCGTTGCGGGTCTTTTGCTGGACGTATTAACCCAGAAATGATTTCTTTGCCTTCGATGTTATCAACTTCACCATAAACCGGGATCACTGTAAAATATTGATTCGGTAGTACCCGATGATCAAAAGCTCTATTTCCTGTGACTTTCCAGTAATGAATTTTATAGGAATCTACTTCACGCTGTTTTTCAATCTTAGCAGCGCCTTCATTGATTAAGGCTAAAGTAGGTTCGTCAAGCTCTGCCTTATCAAGAGTGACCCCAGTTGATAAAAGTACCAATGTTTTCTTAATAGGTACTTTTTCGTAAAATTCTGCAAAAATAACATCTTCGTCATCAGTCCAATCACCAAAGCCCTCACCAGTGAATAATTCGTCTATGTCTGTGTAGGAAATATCAGGGAATTCCTCCTTGAATTCGTCGCGGTGCATCTGAGACAACCCTATGACGAACCTACCATCGGCTTTAGTGTACTCGTTAGCCTTTGGGTCAAACCACCAATTCAGCGGATTTTTAACTCTCCTGATGAATATTTCTTGCTCGAATACATCATGCGATGCCCATTCATTGGTGACTCTCCAGACTGAGTAACCGCACTTAACTTGCGGCTGTGCAGCATCAAGATAAACTGAGGTAGCGCTCGATTGCTGCTCTATTTGTCTTATCAATCCAGTAATAACCTTTGCTGTTTCAGGGTCTGCACCATTATCAGCAGGCGTGACCTTAATCGCGGGACGATTGTCTCTCATCCCTCCGATAACCGCTTTCACTCCTTGTCTGGTCTTGTCCAGTGTCAGCATTAAGCGCCCTTTGCGTTGCTGCTTGATATTATCTGGCCACTGGTCGAGCGCAGCAAATTTTAGATCATCAACCATCATTTCGCGGTTATGCTTATCAGCTTCATATGCCTCCTTGCGATATTTCTTGCAACGTAAGATAACGTCCTGCTCTTTCTTTTTAGTTGCGTTTAATTCTTCTTTAGCCAAGACCTACTCCGAATGATACTCTAAAATTGCTGTAATCTGTTTCGCTTAAACAAGCATGTCTAATCATCATTGTACCGTATCTAGTAGCGCTCATAAGATCATCAAATTCCTTAAATACTTTGCCTTCTTTTCTGTGATAAAGCCGGAATTCATCGAACCACTCTGTCAAACCTCGAAATACCTTAAACCTACCGCTATTCATTCGATCCAGCATGACCATTAATCCTGCTTCAACGCCATAACCGCCATCTGTGTGAGTAGCATGTTCCGGTAACATATTAAGCCCAGCTTGTCTGTACTGCGCTGCTAATTCAAGACCAGAACCTTTATCATGTTGATATCCATCATGCGGCCAAGCTGTCGGAATCCATTCGCCCCATCCTCTTAGCGTAATAGCCGCTATCTCAGGCGTTGTTTGCGCCCGCTTATAAATTTTACAAACATAAATTATGTCTGCATCTCTATCATGAGCTAAATTAACACATGCCTGAGGATGATCCCATCCAAAATCTAACCCATTAATTTGTGAAAAATAATCTGGTATCTTAAATGGCTCAATAATAATGTCTTCTTCTTTGATTGGGAAAATCCTACCAGAACCCAAAACAGGTATTCCCTTTGCTCTTGCTTCTCGCTCATGCTCAGGATAACCAGAAATAATATTTTCTATCTCTTCTTTTGAATAGTGCCCTGCATCATGTATAGTCATCCTTGTAACATGTCTAGTCATTTAAAAACATTCTGACTACTTCAGACATTCCGAGCAGAGGAGTAAATGTAATCATCGTGAATATTCCTAATTGTCCGCGTTGAGTTCTAGTTCTTCCTTCAGAATAAATCTCTAAAGAAGGTTCTTCATCAAACCATAATCCGTCAAGAGTTGGCCCTTGCCATTTTTCTCTACCTTTTTCGTATGATTTAAAATACAACTCGGAAAAGCCGCTTTGTATGTCAGCCCCTCCTCCGTGTCTCACCACTAACGAATCAACTGCATCAGGTATTCCTCTTGCAGGCGTTGGGTCTTCGACAAAACATTCTTTCGGAATCATCCCCATCCCCCACTTCTGCCTGTTCGCAGGCTCACCGATCAATATCCTTTGAGGATTATCTCTTGTACTCTCTCCCGTTACTCCAGAAGCCCAAAACTTAACAGGCTTATCAAAAACTGCTCCATCCCACCAGTCAGGATATCTGCCGGTTAGGTGCATAGCTACTTCAGCACCACCAGCCAGAGTTTTTCCAAGCTGATTCCCCGCCATAAATAATCTTTCAGGATTTTTTAGCTTACCAGCTTCGTGAAATTCTTTTTGCTTATTGTAAGGTACGTACTGAGCTAGCTTGTTGTAATTCTTCCTCTGCTGCTTTATCTGTAGCGCTTTCGCTATTTCGAACTTCAATGGATAAAGCTGAGGCGAGCTGCTTAATGTACTTATCAAGGTCTGCATCTGACAATTCTTCTAGTGGATCTACTGTAACTTTTAATTCTTTAGGTAATATCGAAGCAATTACCTTCATGTATTCCGCCGGGCGTTTTTCTCTTACTTCGACAATTGCTGATTGCCCATGCTTTTTAAAATCTTCATGTAATTCATGGAGAAAGTCCTCTCCTAGCTTGTTACGTGAGCCTTTTGGCCGTCCGCCTAGAGTATTACCTGGCTTAAACTGTGTGTCTTCTTTCGGCATAATATTTCCGTTTTTTAACCGTTATGTTTCGGTTAGCAATCCTCACATTCAGAGACTACATTAACCGTAAACTTACCAGTGAATTTCTCGCCATTGCTTGTAACGATTTTATTAATCACGCAATATTCTCCTTCGGTAACAGCCAATAGTTTAGCCTGGGTTGCTGTAGCTTCCATAGTTTCGTCAGTTTTAGTTAGACCGGATGGCACAGTCCAAACGGATGAGGTGATAGTATATCCGTCTAGCCTCTTTATCCAGTTATACGGGAACCATTCTTCTCCAGCTATTCTGATAGTGTGGTAATCGTTTTTAGCGTCTTTCATTTTTTAGGTATGGGTAATGCTGTAGTAGTTCTGTCTAACTTAATTGACTCTGTCTCTCTTTCGATACTAATAGATGCTGTAGCTCTCTTACTATTAATGTCTATCGGGTCTGGTTTTAATTGTATCCAATTTACTAAAAAAGCAAACATTAACAATCCTCTGGTTTAACAGCTACAGTTGTTCTGTGACTTCTCAAGTCAATCGTAACAACACTGACGGGGCATGAATCAAGACCGTCAGCAGTCCAGCAAATTTCATCGGCTCTGCGGATTGTTGAATCGGCAGTTACCATATCGCTTCAGCTCTTGCTTGAGTCATTGTCCAGACCGCAGAAGTACCGCCATTAATAGATACCCCGATATATTGCCCTGGCAGTACAGAAGTATCAAAACCAGCACTTGTTGCCTCGACAATTGAAGAGGCATTATTAGCAAACCCAGTTGCAGCAAGATTATGAATCATAGAAATAGTCCCCTGAATCACGCCGCTTGCTCCAATGCTTCTGACTGTTAGCAGTATTTCTATCACTGCTACGTCAGCCGCTGCTGTCTGTGCTACACCTGTCAATACTAATCTTGACGTGTCTGAAGTAGTTCGTGCCGCTCCAGTTCTTATCGTATAAATCGGCGTTGCTGTACCTGCCGCCGTTTTAGATACTGAAAATCTCCATCTAAACATTGTTTTAGCTTGTAGACCGAATGTCGGTATCAGAATATCTGAGTTTGTAACGTAAGTATCAGTCGCAAATCCAGCCTGGTTTGTTACTGCTCCATTGTCAATACGACCTGTCAATACACCGTCAGAATCCTTGGTAAAATGTTTTTTACCATTCGCATCTATAAATATAATTGCTTGTCCCGTAGATGGTGTAACAGGGGCTGATTGTTGCTCTAATAATATATCTGACATTAGTTTCTGACCTGTAATCTGGCTGTGCCTTGCAATGTTGCTCTTTCTGAACTAACCAATTTTAGAATTGAACCGAATTGTCTTGATGATTCTGTGGGTATTGTAAATGATCCTGGACTATAACTGACATTTAATGATCCTCCACCACCTGGTGCAAGGTCTATGACTTTTTGTATAGATGACCTTCTTAAATTATTGCCGTCTGATGTACGGCTGAGTAAGATAAAATCTCCAAGAGCGGCATCTACAATTGCTTGATCGGTTATTGCCTCTTTTTGCAGAGTCGTGGTAGTCTCACCTGCGATATGTCCAGTGTGTGTTTGGTTTGTTACCTTTGCATTATTTGTCGCTGTGTCAATTTCAATTGTGTCCAGGTTTACTGCTTGAGTAACAGTGATATGTCCTAGTTTTGTTTCTTGTGAAGTCGTAAAACTTGCAGTTGACCCCTGCACTATAGCATACTGCGCGGCAGTTAAATGATAACGCTCATTAGAGAGTCCTCCCTGAATACCGATTAACTGATTGTGAAGAGTCCTAAAAGGAGTATGCAGATAGCTGAAATGATTTGTACCACTATGCAAAAAATGAAAAGTTACCGCCCCGCCAACGCACTTACCAGATATCTTTATAACAATTCTGTCTGTTGTTGCAACAACAAAAGCAGACTGAACAGTCTCGAAGATATACTCCGCCGCAGTTGTTGAATTAACTTCTTGACTCTCTGCGCTAAATAAAAGCGTCTCAACTCCGCCAGCAGAACGTTTATATACATCAATCAAAAAAGTAGAAACATGGGCTGCTGTATTAACATAGCCATAAAGATGAAAAGACCATGCGCCACCGTCTAATACATCTCTGCCAGTACCCCCGGCTGGTGAAGCATAAGCCTTTATTAAAACTGTATTATTATTCAGAGATACTGATGAATCTATCTCGGCTGAAGCATCTCTTTCAGCTCCAAGCAAATCATAGCCGACAATATCCGAATCTTCACTATCAAAAAATAAATCAACTCCAGAACCGCCGCTAACGTGCAAATCAGGACCAGGAACCCATTCGCCTCCCTCGTACCGAATAATATCGCCTTCTATTGGTCCGACTAAATCAAATGGCGGCAGATTTAATATCTGAGCATCGCCACTCGTTGCGTTCCAATCTGCATTGACGTTTACCTCTGCGCCATCAGCTACATTGAGCAAAGCCCGAACTTGCGCCGCAGTTAAATCTATAGGGTCAGAAGATGCGCCAGTATTATTGCCTTTAATAGTGTTTGCTGGCATGTTAGCAAGTTTTGCATTACTAACAGCGTCAACTTCTATTGTCAAAACTGAGCCTGAAACAACAATATCTCCCTTATCTCCATCAGTCAATATGGCATGATTATACGCCGCTTCATGAGCTGCGACTAACGTACTAGCTACTCCAGTATTTTCCTTATCGTCATAAAGCTCTGTAAAGTTTTCGTTGGCTTTAGTAAAGGCAGCCCTGGCGTTATCGCCGGTTCCATCATTCGGTGATGAGCCTGTAGATATTGTTTGTTTTGGCATTATTCGTCTTCAGTAACCACAATCTCATAATTCACTGCCTTGGCTCCAAGGTCA